ATGCTGATACCTTGCTGTATGATTGAAAATGAGTGGGTTCCGAAGCACGCCGTAATAGAATTAAAGAACGGAACCACTTTGGAATCTCACTGCTCCAAAATCAACAATCACGTTCTGCCGAAAATTGGCCATATGCCTATTGATGAAATTACAATCATGATTTTAGTGAAATTGTTCGCTGATATGAGAAAGCCTGGCGTCCGTGTTGATAAAAAAGATAAAAAGTCTCCTCTTGCATCGCGTACAATCCAGTATGCTTACGATGTAACAAATAGCATATTCCAACGAGCTACAGAATGGCGTGTACTGATCAAAAATCCCCTGGGAGGCGTTAACGTTCACAAATTAGCAAAGAGGATAAAAAGGCCAGGAAAGACCGCAAAAATTACTTTGAAGAAGATGAGGCAGTCGAGGTAATTGATAAGTTACATTATACAGACTCTAAATGGAAACTCTCTTTCTTAGGAGCGATAATGGGAGGATTCCGACGCGGTGAGTTAATTGCTTTAGACGAAGACGATTGCGATTTTGAAAACAGCAGATTGAGGATTGACGAGAGCATTTCAAGTACCAAAAATGGCCAGGCGGACATTACAGATACTAAGAATAAAGCACCTAACGATTATGTAGATATGCCTTAATGGTATATGGAGGAACTGGTCGTCCATGTTAAAAACATGCGTAAACTAAGGTTTAAGGCGAAGGTAAATGGGATATGAAGAAGGCGGGGATCGGAACTTTATTTTTCACTCAGGTACAGGAACCTATTACCATAAAACGCCATCCCAGCAGTGGAAAAACTAGTGTGAGGGGCACGACTTCCGTAATGCATCACTTCATGGTCTCCGCCATACAAATGCAACGTATTTGCTGGGTCAGGGAACATCCATCAAGGAGCTTCAACATCGATCGCAACATTCCACTCCACATCTCAGGTGACTTCAGATAACTATGCTCACGTCACTAAGAAGCTCCGTCGTAAAACGACAGTACACCTTGATGTCTTCGATCCAAAAGTTCATCCCCAATCCGTCCCCAAAAGTAAAAAAGGCGCTCGCCCTTGCGATATGGGTTTTAGATCTCAACCCCTAAAAAATCAAAAAACCCTTGAGTATCAAGGGTTTCATGCAATAAAACTAGTATGCCGAGGACCGGGATCGAACCGGTACGGTAGTCACCTACCGCAGGATTTTAAGTCACTTACGATAGGTAAGCGCATGGAAAACCCGCTACATCAACGTTTTAGACCGATTATATACGTTAAATTGACGACAAGTATCCGAGGACCTCACCGTTCATTTATGCGTGATGTGATTTCGTAGGCTCCCGCTCCTGTGCGGTTGCTACCGTTATATTATACGGTAAATATTTCCGGTATACAAGCGTCGTAAACGAAGAAAAAGCGCCCGCCCACGGATCATAACCGTAGACGAGCGCTTTATTATTTCCGGAAGTTAATTTTGATACGCCGAAATTTCGTACACCAGATTCCGGGCCGTGACGCAGGGCCCTTGGGGGTAAGCATCCTCGCAATCTCCACGCAAAAAGACGCTTATTCAATCGCTTTTGATAGCGTAAATAAGCGTTATTTTCGATCAGACACGCGCAGCCATACGTACCACCCGGTCGCCTTTTATGCAGCGGATATTCACGTACATGTGCACAAAATCCATATTATGCGAATATGTCTGCGCCCGGAACCCGCGCCGTTATGCGGTTCCTACCGTGTTGTATAAACGTGCCGTATGCAGTGTATATACATTACCAGCGTATAATCCGCATAAACCCCGTAGCTACGCGGCTTTACGCCCTGCCCCGCCGCCTGCCCGCTGGTAACGTATGCAGTGAAATGCGCTGGTCTTCGCGTCCGTTATGCATGGCGTATGCAGCCCGTCTATGTGGCGTAAATCCGCTATACCCGAAGGTTTCCGAAGCGATAAAACAGCGAAACTCCGCGCCCCAACTGGGCTCCCAGCTATTAGCACGCTTTCGTATCCGAAAAGTTTCGGAGGGGTCACACGTCAGGAGCTTCGTGTAGGAAAATCCGTCATATCGGTATCATTGTAACACGTTATTCCTCGTTGAACCACGCGTCAGCCCTATGCATAACGGACATTCACACGTACTTACGGAAGAACCATTCGATATCCCCCGCAGCCCTTACGCGTACCCTTTCGCGGTTCTCACGCATAAACTCGTCGGCTCGACGTCGCCCCTCACGCTTTAGCTCCCGTTGGAAGTCCGGACGCTTACGATAACGGTAAAGCGTCATACGCGTAATCCCGAGTCTACGCGCAATATCTTCGTGACTCGGACGCTTGATGTCGCATAGTAACGCAATCGCCGCGTAATGAATATCGCTGAGAGGCAGGCGGCGGCTCGGCCGTTTATTCATCGGTGGTTCTCCGTTCCTTCAGCGCTTCAATACGCGCCTTTAACGCTGCTATATCCGTGCCGCCTCCGCTGGTTGCGGTTGTGCTTACCTCGACCTTATCCGACAACATTCCGTGAACCTGTAGCGCGAGCTTCGCCATAGCTGCGTTCTTTTCAGTGATCGCGATCTTAGGTATCAGCGCAATAAGTTCCGGCAAGTCGTCGACATTATTACGTACGATTTGGCGCTTGAGTTCCGCTTCGAATATGCTGTCTTGACGCCATTGATATAGAGCTGACGGAGTTACTCCGCATTCCTCCGCAATCTCTGCGAGTGTAGGACGCTCACTAGGCGGAAGCGACAAATATCGTATCGCAGTATAATGTTTCATTTCGAGATTCATATAACGTTCCCCTTTCGTAATAAAAGAGCGACCCGGAGGCCGCCCGTTATTAAATCCGATCCAACACGATATAACGTTGTCCCGCGCCAAACGACGCAATCGCCACCCGGTCGCCCGCCCTCAGCGTGTCGTGAAACGTAATCTCGAACTCGCCGGACGTGAACGCCCCGAAGTTGAACACGTCGCGGAACGCCTTCGAATTAACAGGCGCAGACGACTCCGTTTCCTTTGTTACGCGCGTATATCGGTCGAGTTCGAGCGTAGTCGGCTCCACCGCTTTAACGGATACCTTCCGCGTATGCTCACGTAAATGTTCCGGAACAATTACGTCATCCGCGTCGAGTTCGATCTTCATATTATCGATCTGTACGCGGAGAGCCGGCGGAGGAGCGAGGATTGTTGCGTATTCGATATCGACTTCTACGTTGTATCCGAGTTGCTTAATAACGTCGATTAATTGCGATACGCCGCCTCCGTCTATTCGTTCGATCATGAATGAATCATCCTTTCGTTACACAGCGAGACGACGGGCCAGCATACCGGCGAACCTTTCAACGTCCATATCGCTATTAATGGTTACGTTCTGTATGATGATTGATGGAGTGTTACCGCCTCCGCGTTGTTGATCGCGCCATTCAGACGCCTCGTGCTTCGTGAGGACCGTTTCATCCTTATGGAGGCGCGCAGGATAATCATTATACGGAACTCGGTCGAGTCCGCCTGCGTGTCCGGTCGCAAAGTTACGGATGGCCGTACCTGTATCAACTACGGAACCCCACGCTTCCTCACCCCAAGTCTTTTTAGGTGGGGCTTTGATCTCTCCGCCTTCAATGAGGGGTTTGCCTGGATTGTTCTTTGCATTCTCAACGGCCGAGTTTTTCAAGGAATCGTAGCTGGAATACTGACGTTCGATCAATTCTTTCGCAGCATTATTGGGATTCAAAGCTTGAACGAGGTTAAAGTGCTCTTTAATCCCTTTCATGACACCGTACGCGATTGCTTGGCCTACGCTTAATGCTGCGCTTGCGATTTGAGGTGCTGACGCTTCTACAACATCTATCATTACGCCCAATACGCTTGACGTGATTGTCTCAAACCCAGCTCGTCCGCTCTTGTTCCACCAGCCATTAAACGTCTCAAGAAGCGTATCAAAGACAAAGGTGACTTTACTTTCCAAGTCTGGAAGCTTGTTGAACTTCGGATTGTTGATGAAGTTTGATTTAATATAGGATTGCGCAGTCGTTACCGCCTTTTGTACGGCCGCTGTAATTTGCGGAGTGTACTTCGTTACAAACTGGGATGCGGCATTTGCCAGTTTAGCAATAATCGGCATCGTCGGAAGCAACGCGGATATCTGAAGCGTCTCGATTGCACCCTGGAATTGCTCGATACTCCCCGCCGCATTATTCATTTTCTCGCGGGCTACTTGCAGGGCTGTAACGTTGCTCATTTGACGGTAAAACTCTTTGACGCCTTTGGACCCAGACTTATATAACGTAGTTGCAGCCTTCACGGCATCAGTACCAAACATATCAAGCAGCGTAGCCGTTCGGTCCTGTTCCGACATCTTACCGAGCGTTTTTTGCAGAACGTCAGCGATGCCCGCAAGGTCTTTGATCTTACCCTTTTCGAAGAACTTATTCGCCTTACCAACGCCGATGCCGAGCTTTTCGAATAGGCGCGTAGCCTTCTTCGTCTGCGGTTGCAAAAACATCAGCATAGATTTGAAAGATGTACCTGCATCTGCCCCTGATTTCAAACCGTCATTAGACATGAGACCGATTGCGGTATTCAAGTCCTTAAACGACAGACCGACCATGTCCGCCACTCCGCCCGCGCTCGCAATCCCGTATCCTATATCCCTGACTCCGGTTGCCGCAGCGTTGGCGGTGCCCGCAAGTATGTTTGCCGTCTGCGCCGCAGATAGTCCGTCTTTCTTGAACGCATTCATCGACGTTGCCATCGTTTCCGCGGCTTCCGCAAGTTCAAGTCCGCCGGCTGTTGCGAGATTCAGGGAAGCGTTTAGACCTCCCGCTTGTACTTGAGCCGTGGACATTCCCGCTTTGAGTAGTTCCTCGATCGCTTTTGCCGACTCTAGCGCTGAATATTTAGTTTCGGCCCCTTGTTGTAACGCGAGCTGCTGCATCTGCTTCATTTGTGTATCAGTCGCACCGGTTAACGCCTTGATCGTGGACATCTGGCTTTCAAAATCCATTGCTTTTTTCAATGAATCCCCGGCAATTGCGACCGCAGATACAGCCGTACCCAACCCCGCAGCCACGGCTCCGAACTTCATCATGCCGCCCATTGCTCTGCTAAGCTTGCTAGATAAATCGTCCTTGAGGCGTAAATGCCCGATTAAATCAAAGCTCAATTGCGAATCACCCACTCCCGATAACGGTCGATTGCACGCAGCAATTTACGCAGCGCATCGTGTACGGTTAACGTTTGACGCATTGCATTTCGGCCGCGATCCACAGCGCTATCCGCTTTTTCAAGCGCATCTGAAAGCCTACGCATGTGATAGCCAACGGTTTTAATCGCGTGAGTACCGGAATCCTCAAATTGCGCGGCTGTTTCTGTCCACGTTTCGTACTGCTCCGCATGGTTTGTCCGGAATCCGTATTTACCCGGCCGAGTGTACGTGATGATCTCCGCGAGTAACGCCGCGATCGGGACTGCACGCTCAAAAGCTACCGTAATATTGTCCGACATATAACTCCCCCTATCGTTGTTGCGCCGCTTTTGCTTCCCGTTCAAACTGAAGCATCATCGACGCGTACATAAACATCCGGTGCCTTCGTTCCTTGGCGTAAACCTCGTCGGGCGGGATGCCGTGACGCTGAAAGATTTCATGCAGCACGTACGATTCTCCGCCCGACTTAATTAGTTTTTTACTTCGTCAATCAACTTCGCGTCGTCTACGAACCCGGACAGTCTCAGCAACGCTTGTACGATGCGGGATTGTTCGCCGGGTAACAACGCCTTCTTTACGCAATCGGCTGCGTCAGATGCCTCATAATGATCTTTCAATGCCTTATCGTTGAGGTCCGGATCAGCTACGGCTTTTGCGATAAGCAACCGGTTAAATAGCGATTCGTCGACACTGCCGTCCTTGCCCGTCGTTGCCTGTGCGCGAGCCTTTTCGAGTGTTTCTTCGTCCAGCGCTTTGACGATAAAATCCGTCTTCAAACGAGGGATATACACGCCTTCCTGTAAATCCGTGGTTGCTCCGAGTAGTGCGTCAAGTCTGCTTGTTGTCATATAATCAGCCTCCGTATGGTATTTTTGGAAACAAAAAGAGGCCCCGAAGGACCTCCGTGATATCGCTATTTACTTACGCGGTCAGCCCTTTGATACGGGCGTGTGCCTTCTCTTGCTCAAACTCTAGTGTGTACTCTCCGACGATGATACCGGACTGATAATCGCCCTTGACGCCGAGGTACGTGTGACCAAAGGAACGGTCGCCGAGCGGTCGAATCTTAATCCGATTGGCGTCGATAAACAGAATCTCGTCCGGCTTCAGATTATCGTTTAGCACAACTTGGAACATACCGAAGTCATTAACGATGTGATCGACCTTCTGGCCGCGACTATTCTCCGCCTGCGTCAATCTAATATTCGTAAATGCCATGTCACTAATTGCACGCTTCTGCACGGCAGGAACAACGAACGTATAGCCTGCGCTTCCTGTAGCAAAGCCGCCCGCATTGTAGACTTGTTGCGCCACGTCATCGAGTAACTTTTTCTCAACTGGCCCGCCCGCAGTGGTCACGTTAGTCTCGATGAAGCTACGGATACCGCGCATTGTGCGTCTATTGCCGTTGTCCGACTTTCTACCGCCGATAATCGCTTTTTCCAACTGGAGCGCGAGTTCAATTTGCTTCTTCGCTTTCTCGTAACTGTACAATCCTGACGCCCCGATTCCGTACTGTGCTACCGCTTCCGCAGACCCGGTAATGCTCACCGTATCCTCGAAGATTTGCGTCACGTTGTCGACCTTGAGACGTTCTTTAAAGCGGGCCTCCCTTGCGTCTGCACCTTCCAGACTATCGCCGTACAACGATTCGATCGGAGAGTCCTTTGTAATCGCGGCGGCAGTTGTTCCGTTGTAACCACGAACGACCGTGACTTTATTTGCGGTGGTATCGACGGCCTGAATCAAAACGAGTTCATCGCCAATTTCCGCAATGGTGCGCGGTCGGAAGGGCTCGGTGCTGGCGACCTTAATCTCCGTTGCGTCCACAGCAGCGGCAGCAGTTACCGTCGTTCGTGTCGCAAACATCGCGTCCTCGTACCATGCGTGTGTGATTGATGTGACTGGCTGGCCGAATCCGAGTAAATTCAGCATCGGCGTTTGTGTCGGGTTAAGCAGCAAAATTTCGTCGGCTACAGATTCGCGCTTACCTACCAAGTCAGTTGTATAAATTGTCATAATAAATTCCCCCTATTATTTTTGAAATTTAAGTTTACCCTTGAGCTCCATGTATGCGACCATATCTTCCGGACGCCCGGTACGTCTCGCCTTCTCGGCCGCATCTTCTAGCATTCGTGTAAGGTTACCGCCTGGACGTTCCTGCGAGTAGCCGTTAGGCCCGCCGATTGGTCTCGGAGTTCTCGCAGCTTTATACGCTGAAAGTATCTCTTCAATCCCTTTAGCCTCGCCCGCTTCATTGAACGTTACTTTTGACAAGTCAACAATGCCTGCTAGTGCGTCCGGATCATCAACGTGTGCCTGCTTTGCCGCCCGATAGAACGCGTTGCTAACACGTTGGCTGTGTAGCTCCGTTGTCAACGTTTCAAGCCGCTGAGTGAGCTCCGCGCGTTCATCCTCCCACGTTGGCTCTTGCGTTTGTTCTTCCGGAATTTCCGGATTTGTTACGTCTTCCATGTATACCGCGCTCCTCTACCATTTAAATTTCATGTGCCTGAACCACGTAAAACCTCGTGGCGTCATTAGCCGTTTTATTGCTGGAGTAATCATCGGACTCACCTCCCTCACTCCGATTCCTCTGTTACGTTGAGTATTTGTAGTGCTCGATCGGCTGCGCCCGGCACGTTTGAATGAAGCCGAATACTCTCGCCGACAAAAAGCCCACGCGCAGCCACTTCGTCAAAAGCGGAAACTATCGCGCCGGCGCCGGCCTCGATCGGATCATCGCTATCTTCGGGAATCGGTTTACTACCTTGCAGAATCGGCCACCCTACGGATGAGTCAACGTAGACAAAATCGCGGCCGAAGTTCCGCTCATGCTCGATCGTTGGTAATCCCTTGCTCATTTCCTTTTCTCCTTCCGTCTTCGTTTCCGCTCATCCTCGGCGATCCGGTCCGCGTTGAGGCGTATGTATCGTCGGGACACCGAATCACCAAACGTAATCGTAATTCCGTCCGCGTACGATATGACCGTATGGTACTGGTTAACTCCGTTGCTCAACATGGTTATTACCTCCTTGCTACTTGTGTACTTAAATACCGACATCGGACGGACTCATCGCCGCACCAGGCTTTACACCGCTTATCCGTTTTTGACATCGCGTGAAGCAATACGCAGCTCGAATCCGGCTTATAGTACGGACAATATGTAGCCGCGTCCTCTCGATCACTCACTAGCTCACCTCCCGTTAAAACCGTGCATAATCCGTACTCATTTCCGAGTTTTCGCTTGATTTCAGACGTGCAAAAATAAGCCGAGGGTCATAGTTCCTCCGCTTGTCTAATACGCTAATACCACGTTAATTCAACGTATAGGGTACTGCGCCGTCATGCGCTGATTTGGCAATTTAACAGCCGCTTGATCGACCGTTTCCGCGCTTCCGGTACACGATACTGAATCGCAATTAACTTGCCGAATCGGAAATACTCGGCCATGATGTGAAAATCCGAATAGCTACGCTTGATCTTCGCCATAACGGTAGCATCCTCTGTGTAAGCTGCGAGGTTGTCCGAGTCAATCCGCCATATTTTGTTACCCACGTAAGACCCTCCTTGCTTTCATGATTTAAAGCAATGAAGTGAAAAGACAAAAATAAAGACGCCTGTCAAAGCGCCAGTTTAGTCGATTCCTTTGCCCGTTGAATTGCAGCTAAAACGTCATCACCCGTTCCGAAAACCTGCGCGATCTTGATTCGCAGGTCACGGGAAACAGTTCGACGGCCGTTTTCTACGTCAGCTATGCAAGACTGACTAACGGATAAAGCCTCCGCGAAACTTGCCTGCGTCATGCCGACCATAACGCGAATGCCGCGAACTCCTGTCCCATCCATTATCACAGACCCCCTTGTCCTATTTGTAATAACGCCTGTCCCTTAAATAAAATTAACGGGAACGTTAGTTCCCTTCCCACCTTAGGCGGAAATGTGGACAGTACGGGGCTTGCGGCATTCTACAAACTCATCTGTCAATGGTTGTTCATACATGTTATACGTGACTACCGGCCCCCACCATATGGCATGTTCATTGCCCTTGTATTTGTTCCGGTTACTCGTCCACCTATATTCCCCATCCAGGTAGCCCGCACTCTCAGTGCCCTTCTTATCCACGAGCTGCACAGTATTCTTTCGACCGTGCCCTTCCTTCCGCTTCTTCGCATCAATCATATTCGCAATTTTCTTTGGATTTCCGAATGACCGCTCAGAGCGCTCCTGTAGGTCCTCCATCTCCTGGGGATTGTAGAAACCGTACTCCAATTGCGTGCGGTTTCGCTCGCCCTCAAGTTTGACAGTTCCGTATCTGTCGTGGCGTTCCCACAGCGTCTTAGATACTCGGCGGCAACTTGGTCCGCAATCCACTTTACTCGCGCGGCCCTCGAAAGGGTAACGGCATACACGACATAGCTTGACGCCCATTTTCTCGGCGATATCCTCTGCGTCAGCCTCACAGTAAATCCGTATACTGTGCTTCCTCATAAATTCTCGCGCTCCCTCACCTGGCGGAACATCAACGTCACGATCACGAGGTTTGTCATATGGGTCGCGTAAAATTGACAATCCGTTAACGTGATCCTCAGCGAGAATATAATCCGCCAGCCGTTCCAAGCGCTGTTTATCGAGCCACGTCCGAAACCTGCCGTCACCGCCTATGTGAGCATCGAAATAATAAGCGTCATATAATTCGACCATTGTCTCCGCTATCTTCAGCCTCAGCTCAAGCGGATGCTTAGCGTAGGCCCGGTAGTTGGCGCGTGTCCAGTTCGGGAACAATTCGCAGGAGTCTCCAGAATAATCATATCTGGCTACATCTGGCGTAACGATGAGCTCAAGTTGCGGGCTATGTTGGTACTCAACCAACTTTTTGGCTGCTTCCACCTAATCCCCTCCTATATGGAAACTTAATATTTTGATATCCGCGTATCTGTTGTTCTTCCTTAGTGGAAGTTCTCACGCAAAAATCTATATGTGACTATCTCAATGCGCGTATGATACTTCGCTAGGAATGAGCGTAAGCGAATGACGACGCGTGAGGGATAGTGGTCTTCTATCCCGAAATAGGTCTCATCTCCGGAATTATTTATTATTCTCTCTTGTTACTCTTTCTACTTATTCTTTCTCTAGTTAAGTAAGTGAATAACGGATACTAAACGTCTTAATCTTGGTTATTAAGTAGTTTCGCATCGACTAAAAAACATCGGTACCGGCTATCTGCTTTCGTTCAAATTCCTCCTGCTTCTCTGTGAGGCGAGCGCGATCGGCTTCTAGTTCACTCTCTAGCCTGTCAAGTTCTCTAGCGAATCTCTCTATTTCCGCCTTGTGTAGTAGCCTAAATTCTGACTCAGTTAATGGCTCTAGCGGTTCATATATTAATTTGTTTGCGGTTCGGGATGACTTCGTAACCTTGAGGAGACCGTGTTCTTGCAGTATGTCGACGTGTTTACGTATTCTATATGGTGACATGCCGGTCTGTGCGGATATTTCTTTTTGATTCAACCAAGCTTTCCCGTACATACGGTGACCTGATTTATTCTGACGCCATGATTTGAGATACCCGTATAAACCAACAGTTTCCAACGTAAACCCGTCCAGTAGCGGGTACATTCGGTATACGATATTCGGTACACGTGGAAATCCCTCATCATGCGCAAGTGATTTCGTTGTATCAATTGCCATCGCGTTCCCTCCTCCCGTAAGATAATTGAGCGGCAGCCCACAACGGAGCCGCCGCGTTGTAGAACCGATTAATACGTAAAGTAATACTCTCCTTCGGATTTCTCGCATAGCTCAATAGCGAGGTCTACGTTAAGATCAAGGCATCCTGTATCAATCTCGGCCACTTTCGTATACTCCTTCTTTCTAATTTCAATCTTCCCGGTGCCGCCGAGTTCTTGGTCAATTAAATAATCTGCGTTCTGAAAGGCTCTGCTTTCCTCGCACACGATCTCGTAAAGTTTAAGAGCGAAGTACATCTCGTATGCTTTTTCAATGATGTTGGAAGATCGTACCGGCTGGCCCATTTCGAAACGACGAAGCGTACTTGTACTAATTCCGAGTTTACAAGAGACTTCTTCGAGCGTGAGTCCATCCGCCTGACGCCGCTCCTTAAAACGCGCCCCCTTCTCCGCCCATTCTCCGGCTTTCTTAGCCACGTACTGCTCTCGTGTCAACAATGCATTTGTCATAATAAAATCGCTCCCTTTTCGTTTGGTTTTATGAGATGCGGTTTCCCGCGGTCTACCTAGTTAACCGAATGCGCGGCGTCGTTATGCACACATTTACGTGATGTTTTCTGCCTTACACTATCTTGATGCCGGCCACGCGCGTTTCGCACACTTCTGCGTGATATTTTTCGCCTTATACTTAATATAAGCACTCGAAGTGCGCAAATTGGGACCTCGAAAACTCTCCGCCGTACACCTACTTCAACGACGCTCAACCTCGCGTGGCACACTATTGCGGAAATTTATTTCGCCCGTCATAGATAACACGCCCGCCGATAAGCGTTTCGCACATCGGATACTGTATTATCTACGACGAATTTTGACTCCGCACAGGGTCGTAAAAAGCTACCCCCTATATATAAATAGGACACGAAACTGCGAAAGTGGGACACGTGACTACCGCCGCACATTAACGAACAACTTTTTTGCAACAAAACGGAACCTATGTTCCTATCCTGCGTATTAATCGGTATAACAAGCAGACGATCGGTGCCTGAACCGGATTTACCGGCCGATCGTCCGAGGATGAAAAATTTATGTGAACTACGCCTGCCTGACGGATATTGCCGTATCCGGACGTAGGAATTATCGAAGCCGGCCAAACCGTAGTACATGCGTTGGCGCGCAGTCTACGGATGGCCGGGGATTTAAAGCAGCGACCTGTTAGCGCAGGCCGAGCGTCCGCATAGCGATCCCTCCGATTGGCGTCGGAAAGTACGGACATGAAACTTTTAGCCGCCAATGTTGGCGCAAAGACAGCCGGGTAATACACGCGCGTCTCCTCCCCCATATTGGCGTTAGGTTCATCGGAAGTATTTTACGTCAATACCTCGCGTGCAATTAAAACGACCGCGTAGATAAATTTGAGAACCGCCACAATACGTTTGCGAGTCTTACGTGATAATACGTTGTTACGCGTAGTTGATAAATTGCTTACTGCGTTCAATCTGGACGCCTCCCTTCCCGACAATGAATCCGAGTTCCTTCATAACGTCCATTGATAGCGTTAAACTCCCGAGCGGTGACCGCCGACTGACTCCCGTTAATTTCCAGAACGCCCGCGGCTGTATGACGAGTTCCTGACGTGTGCCGACGTATCGAAGTATGTAGTTGCCCGTAATCGGATCGAGTAAGTAGCGGACTTGAGCCGGAGTAACTAGAGGGCGTACAACACGGAAGACTTCCCGTTTCATTTCTGCGTCTAATTCAAAGCCAAGTTCAACGAGTTGTGCCGGCGTAACTTCCACAACATCACCGTAGAGAAACGGATTAGCTTGCGGTATAATAGTGAAGAATAATTCCGATGTAACGCGGAGTTCTTGACGAGTGCGGCCGCTTCCGACCGTGATGATGATGTTACTTTCGCGACGATTACGGATGAAACCTAACGTGATTGACATATGATTGCGCCTCCTAGCGGGATTATAGGATGAATTGCGATGGTGCTTCGTTACGGTACGATGTTGCTCGGAATGTGAAACCACTTGATAAGATGAACGTATATGAATATAATCAACTTTCAATATGTCAACATGTTGTGCATACGTACATAATAGTCGCTTGTTTTCACAATGTCAACATGTTGTGCATATTTTTTTGGAGGATTTTATTATGGAGCCTTTGAGTATACGATGCCGTCTCGGTGATATCATGAAAGAGCGGTCACTACAAAACAAAGATGTAGTAGAATTAACAGGTGTAAGTCGAAACACAATTACTTCGCTTGCAGGTAACGCAACCAAACGTATAGATTATGATACGCTTGGTGCACTGTGCCGAGGATTAGAAATCACTCCTGGCGACCTACTTGAGTACATACCCCAAGGTGCCAAAGAAAGTACCGAACAAAAAAAAGAAGACCGTTAATTTAGCGGTCTTTTTGTGTTAAATAAGCACTTACTCACTCCAGTCCCTTATATACCCCTTAACGCAGGATTAAAGGGGCTATTTCACGTGATTTTACGTTGAGGTTATATAACGAGACATAGCAAGATTACCTAAGTGAAGGCTCTAATTTGAATTTAAACTACAAAAGACAGCAGTCCCTATAAATTGGTCGCTGTCTATATCCGTTAACTTGTATATTAACCCTAAGGTGTTTGATCTAGGATTTTTATCTGCTTATCTAAGAAACATAGACAGGAACGTACCATAATATCCCTTATCTCTCTGTAAGTAATAGTGATTCTATAAAGCCGCCGTTCCTTGCTATCTTTACGATATTCTTTAAGTACCAAATCATTTAATAGTGAGACTTCGTAGCTTACGCCTTCCTCATCCATTTCCTTCTCATCAGTAGGAAATGAAAATTCATAGAATACGCCTTCATGAATGTACTTATTTCGTACTTCGCAGAAGATTCTTGCAATATGCTCCATATCTAGGCTTCCATCAAGACCTCGTGAGTCTGCAATAGATCTTGCAACACCCTTACGGAGCAGATTCTTATCTTGTTTTGATGTATATTCTTCAAAGAAATATTTAATTCTTCCTAAGCGATTAACACTCTCAACATTCTCATCGGGATTAAGAAGATGGAATAGTGATTCTATACATATAACAAAATGTGTAACTTGAATCCCATGTCCTCCTCTGCCTTCCCCCGCTTCCTCACCTAATCTGATGAGTCTCTCCGTATAATTCAGAATTCTTCTTGGTAAGGGATTTTCTCTAGCATAACAAGATTCGATAAAAGATTGTGCTGTCTGTCTATTTGAAAAGTATGGCTCGTAGAAATCTAAAAAGCTACCTCTCAATAATTGGGTATCACTCATATTTTAGCCTCTTTCGAATTATAGTTCTGTCCTCATCCTACCATATTTAGGTATCCCCAACTAGATAGAGAAGTGTTACGCACTCTTGTGCGATATGCTAGAAGCTATAACGACGAAAAAGCCCGCAATCCTCTACGTTGAGGACACGGGCTTTTAACGTGAAATTAGGCGTTTATGGCGCTACCCTTACGTGGGTATTCAGAGCGGAGTTAAGGCGCTGATTTGCGGTGAAAATACGATGAAGTATACTGAATATACTTTATTTTTCACCTACTAGCTTCACTTCACTATTTTGTACAGTTGCTATCGAGTAATTCTTAACCGTTATATTTACAGGGGTACTACTCGTCCAATCGAGTGTGTCTGGAAACTTCTTATAGTATTCCTCAACTTGATTCACAATTGGTTTAATTTTCGCTCTTAACTCCCGATCTGATATATTATACTGTCCGCTCTGTTTGTAGGCTAATGCCATACGTGGTTGATTTTCGAGGTCAATATTGATTCCAGTCAATTTAGTATCTGCATCTTCCGTATATATGTTGATACGATTAACTACAAAATCGTCCGTGACTAGTGCTCCTTCAACCGTGTGAGCTATACGTTGAAAAACGGTACTTATTTTAAGACTGTGTATGTCACTCTCAATTGAAGACTGCTTTACTGTTACAGCCTTCACAGTTTTAATCAGCGCCGCATTCTCAGTTTTGAGCGTTGTAACTTGTGCTTTGAAATTATTATTCACTACTATCAAAGCAATGACCCCTGCAATGATAGTGACTCCGGATAAAACGGTCGCAACTATAGCGAGTTTATTTAACGGCGTAGACTGCTTTTGCTTATCTAGGTTTATACTGCTACTTAATTCCTCCATAAAATACATCCTCTCGACTAATATAGACATATTTTACTATGTACTCAGCCCATAATCTAGTATATTTTTCCTATATTCAAAAGAAAATCGGACCCACCTACGCAATATCGCATAAATGAGTCCGTTGTTCTCTCTGCTACTTCGGCATCCATACGTCAATCAACACGACGGACTGGTTCGCCTCTGTTACGACGCTTACCAATCGTGAAGCTTCCGGAATATCGTCGCCATCCGCTTCCATTCCGTAGAGATGCAGCGCAAGGCAGTCCTTCGCCATATATAGCGCTTCTTCGTCTGTGTCGCCGCAAGTGTAGGCGCCAGGTAAGTCCGGGAAGCTGACCGAAATGCCATCGTCCGCGTAATCGAATATAGCGGGGTATACGTATCGGTTTTTCATAAGTGACGCCTCCTACTAATCGTTTAGTATCGAATTTACCGGTGAATATTTCGTATGTTGTACGGAAATATCTGGCTGATACATCTCTGCGTAGAGTTTCACCATTTCCAGCGTCTTGTGGCCCATAATAGACATAAGCGAAACAATATCACCACCGTTCATTAAGTAATTGCGTGCAAACGTATACCGAAGCGAATGGCATGATACGCGAACTCCCTTGATATTCGCCAGTTTTCCGTAATCGCTTATCTGCTCCTGTACATAGCGTCGTCTAAGCGGCTGTCCCTCCGCATTCACGAAGAAAATATCGTGTTCCTGTTCTCCGCGCATCTCCTGATATTCACGTAATCTTAGCGCCAAAGTTTCGCTGAATGGCACAACGCGTTCCGTGCGGCCCTTCCCGTAAATTTGAATCACTTGCTCCTGCCAGTAAACGTCATGGACACGAAAGGTCAGCGCCTCCTCCAGGCGTATTCCCGTATCCAAGAGAACGAGCAGGAAGACGTATGCGCGGAAGCCGGCTATCGTACCTCTATCAGGCGCGTCCAATAACGCAACAACCTGTTCGCGGCTTAACGTGCGATTAATGCGCTTCTCTTCAACGAGTTTATCAATCGGTTCCATTGGGTTTTCATTTAAGTAGCCTGAGCTATGTAAGTGATTAAAGAACGCGCGCAAACCTCTTATATATTTGTTGACTGTAGACGCTTTATTACCTATGTCTAATCTACGTTGTATAAATTCGTATACGTCCTCTGTAATTACGTCTATAGGACGCGATACGTCATTTTCGGCTAGGAACTCTTTGAACTTACTCAAGGTCTGAAAGTAAAAATCATGCGTATTCTCAGTCAAATTTTTCAGTTTTCTTGATTGAAGGAATCCAGTTATAGCTTCATCCATCTCCAATAGTTCCTTGTTCCGCTTTTGTTCAATGATTTTCTTTCTCTTCTCTTTGTAGTCCATGTCCAAACTCCTCTCCTATTATTAAGAGAAAGTTTAAACCATAAACTCAGCGGATACAAAAACGCACACCTCCGAAGAGATGAGCGTTACGCACATATGTTTTATATTTTCATATTCCGTTTTGCCTTCGTACTCTTAAATAGCCGATCCACCGGACTCGCCTTCGCGTGCTCTGCTTTCAAATCGTCGTTTACAAGTGCTACATATCTTTGCGTCATTTCCATCGTAGCGTGTCCGAGAGCCCGCTGCGTAGCAAAGGCGTTCGCCCCATTACGCAGAAACTCCAACGCAAACACATGCCGCAAGTCATACGGTCGAATATGCGTACCAATTTTCTTACAATAAATCTCCATTCGGTCGCCCCATGTATGGCGGTTTAGTGGCCGCCCTTCATACGAGCAGAATATTGGAACGTCATCACCCCATTCAGGCGCCCGTGCCGATATCAGTTTCCGCAGTGCCTTCGTTGTAGTCTCCGATATAGGAAGCGTCCGAGCAACGCGACCTTTCGCCACCTTCGCCGGTACGTAAATTTCCCGCAATGATGCGCTAAAATCCTGCGGTATTAGCTTTGTACCCTCCGACGGGCGGATGCCTGTATCTAGCGTTAAAAGGATGAGCGTATAGTCGCGTAGGCCGACGAACGTGCTTTGATTAGGCGCGGCCAGCAACGCATTCAATACGTCAACTTCGACGGCTACGGCCCGATTCTCTGTCTTGCGTTTCTTTACACTCGCGAGCGGATTCGTAGATAGCTCGCCCTCATTTACGCAATACTTAAAGAATGTCCGTAAGTAGACGAGCCGATTATTAAACGTTGGCGGGGCGATATCCTCCGCAAGATGTCCCATTACTGCGTCCCTCAAGGCTTGCTCCGAGTCCCACGCATTGGGAAACCGCTTGATTAGCAACTTAACGGTCCGATCGTAGTCATGTAACGTATGATCGCCAACTCCGTCCTCTAGCTTCTTATGCGCCAGGAATTCCGTGAGAAGCTGACACCAGCCCGTCCGGTTGCCCGCCGTGGGTTTTATACTTCGTAATCTTGCCAA